GTTGCCTACATCATCAAAGATACGTGCAATCAGTGCAGGATTTTCTACCTGTTGATCATAATCAACCTCACCATCTTCATCCTTTACGTGTATATCTTCCTTGGTATAAATCCACGCTGCACATTCTGCATCCTCTCCCTGTTCTTTGATCATCGATGATACTCGGTCTTGAAGTTGCTTGAGAGTGTAGTTCAAAATGATACGAATTCATTTGATGTATACACTATGGCATAAAAAAAGGGGTCTTGCAACCCCTAGTGGACAGCTTAGAAACTGTCACATCAAATAGTTTTCCACAGGTTTCTGATGTAATGTGGAGCACTGTGACGGTCTAGTCACCGACCACAACAGCATCAGGTGGCATTGTGCTACCTGTGAAACCGTCCCAACCCTTCTCAGTCATATCATCAGTGAGCTCTAGAATGTAATCTAGTTTTAGATTAGTCATACTAACTCTTTGATTAATAAACTTACCAATTGATACATCTTCTCTTTGAATTGTATCTTCTTCTGTTTCTAAAATGTTATCTTCTTCATCTCTATCTTGTTCAGCTTCTAGTTTACCACAGAGTTGCATAAAAGCTGACTGAAATTCATCTAAGTCTTCACATTTATATCCATATTGCTTACTAGTATTGCTTTTGTATACTAGTTTAACAACAGAACTATCGTAGTCTAGTTCCATATATTCAATAGCTGAACTAGGTAGTTCTTCGTACTTAGTAGTCATAGTAGTCTTAGTTATAGTAGTATTATACCATACTATAGGTACAGTATACGTGTAGTGTGGTTAAAGTTTAAAAAGTAAGATTTTAACTTTTTGAACTTTCTTAATTTCTTATCTTTTTGAGTTTTTTGACTTTTTGGGATTTTGAACTTTCTGAGTTTCTTGACTTTCGGTAGATTGCGTGCTAAGACCCCAACAGTCCCGCAGCTAACCGTAGATAACTCATAGTATACGAAGAATAGAACACACTAGGTATGTTTATTTAACCATTTAGTTTTCCACAGGTTTTTCCACAACCTTTTCCACAGGCACTGTATAGTAACTGTGGAGACACTAGGTGGTGACTAGGGAGCTGCTGTGCGGAGCACTACAGTATATTGTTCTAATGATTGGTTAATGTTAGAGTATTTGGTTTGTATGTAAGGTGAGACGAATAGTTGTTTGAATGTAGTAGTTTTAATGATACGTATGTCATTAGTGGATAGTTTACCCCATCTACAGTAAGCGAAGAGTAGTGTATAAGCTGTTAGTATCATTTGTATTGATCTAACACTTGAGCAATGATTTTAATAGACTCTTGAAACTCTTCAGCATCTTGTCCACCTTGTACGATGTATGCTAGTTCTTCTAGTGCATCATCAACAGTTAGTCTATTGTTTAACGTTTCACGGTAGTGTGCAACAGCGAGCATTTCTTCGTGAGTCATTGCCTTATAGGTTGATGGTGTCATTATACAGGAGATGGGGGTGAGTGTCAACTAGTATCTAGTAGGGATATTCTTAGATTGTGTCACTTGTTCTTGTGTCACAGTGTTGTCTAGATCAGTAGGGCGTTGACCTAAGATGAGAGACTGTACGACCTTCGCCTTTTTAATGTTATTATCCATTGCGTTAATAGATCTAGTGATGCACTCATTGATATCATCATACATTTCAGTTGATGTTGATAGAGGATCACAGATGTATGCATCTAGGATAATTTGTAGTTCAGCTTTCAGTTGTTGGGAAGACATAGTATTTGTAATGGGTGAAAGGTTTAGGGTGATGTAAGGTTAGGAACTTAATAGCGTGTTCTTCACATTGAAACCAAGCTATACGTTTTTCAGACTTAAGTTCAACTCTATAAGGGAAGGTAGGATGAGGGAATAGTTTAAGTTCCCGTGATCTAGTAGGTTTAAACTCTAGTTTCTTTACCTTCGCTTTCCGAGTTGTACCAGAACTCTTCTTTGTCTTTTTCTGTTGCTGTGGTGATGTTAGGGTTGATAGGTTTTGGTTTAAGGACTGCTGTGTTTTTACCTTGGGTGCTGGTTTGGTTTTGTTCGAGGTAGTTTTTGATGAGGGCTTTAAAGTCTTCTTTGGTGTAGGTGTTGAGGATGCTTTCTTTCGGGTCTGTTTCATCCCAGTCGATGTTGAAGCTTCCGTCTTCGTTTTGCGTGACATCAATCATTGCCTAGTTAAATAGATGTAATTGAACGTATTCTACTATGAGTTGTCGAAATTGCCAAGAGGTTGACCTGGATGATCTTGAAGATCAGATGTTTGCTCATTTGATAACAGAAATGGAAGAAGGCTTTACAGTGAAGCTAGATGATGGTACAATCATTATCTTCGATAGTTTTGCGGAAGCAAAGGAGTTTATTTTTGATGGCGGATTACGCTAGAGAAGTAATAGAACATCGTACTGAGCACGATACATTAATTAGAGAGTATCCTAATCATATACCACCACAAGTGTGTGATATGATTTGTGACTACACTGATCGCATTGAAGCAGGTCAGGAGCTTGGTGATATCCATCGAGATAATGATACCTTCATCCGTAAAGATATCCAGTATTGGATGACTGAAGATTGCAATCCACGGTTACGTAATAGTATACTGAAAGGATGGGGTAAACTAATGAAGAATCAATATCTAAATGAGTTTACACAGCTTGGATTGAATGATTTCTGGATGAGTGCAGTTAAGATTCAGAAGACATATGCTGGTGGTGGATTTCATCGTTGGCACTATGATAACAATGGATTTGTAGTAATGGAACGTGAGTTTGTCATTACTTCATACCTTAATGATGTACATAATGGTGGAGAGACAGAGTTTCTTTATCAAGGTGTACGTGTGAAACCAGAGAAGGGAAAGACTGTAGTATTTCCAGCTGGTTACACACATATGCATAGAGGAAATCCCCCAATCGGTGGTACAAAATACATTGCAACAACGTGGGGGAATAGAATTCCTCGCATTGATGATAGAACAGAAGACCCAAGTATGGGTCATTATATCCGTCCTGCTGATCATATCATTGATCAGTATGGTGCTGGTGGATACGGTTAGAAATCCGTATCATATTTACTATAGAGATAAGCTAGCACCTCATCTCTATATTCTAGTAACTCGTTATAACACACTTGGTTGTGTGCACATTGACGGAGTGCAGAATCTGGTTTGTATACTGATTCAATAAACAAACCCAATGCACGTCTACGTTTATCTTCCTTACATTCATCAGTCATTTATGATCTCCTCTTGTCAAATAAGTGTATTGATTGCTCGCCATCAAGATAAGCTAAGATAGCATTGGTGCGATTTAAGTGATCCTGAAAGTAATCCTGTAAACTGTACAATCTTGTCCTGAGATCCGACACGAAGTCGTATGGAGTAAACTCTGTATCGTTTGTAATGTACTCCAACAGTATGTCATCCAGTGAACCCATCAGGTGCTCACGATATTTATCCTTCGGTGTTACTGATTCGTCCGAGTTCGTGTCCGAGGTAGAGGTAGAGGTCTCCACACTTGGTGTGATGACTACGCTCGATGGTTTTTTGTTGGGACTTTGAGAGGAACTGGAGGGCATCTGTGAGGACTTTAATTTCATTGGAGGAAAGAAGGACTGGTTGACGCATAACAATAATAAGTCAATGACATTATAACATAGAAGCTTCTATAATGTCTAACATCTCTCCACACTCATCAGCAGTGTCCTCATCAGCTAACACTGCATAATCCTCAACTGCATCAGCGAGGATTTCCATCTGGACCTTAGTTAGTGTGATAGTATATTCCATCAACCCACTGCCATTGGAGTGTACTCAGAGCGAGGCATCTGAGACATATTGTATCCATTAACTGTAGCACCGTTAGCGATGCGTGTCTCCCACTCGTTACGTGCTGTGAGTGATGTCACTGTGCTGTAGGACTTGAGACCGTTAGCATTCCAGGTGACACGCTTCTGGAAACGCTTGACGATCACGTCATCACCTTCAGCGATGAATGCCTCAGGGAAGAAATCAACTGTGCAGACGTTGTTGGAGATTTGCATTTGAGTGGGGTTGTTTGGTATGTACTTATTATAGCGGGTCAGCGGGTCAGCGCAGCCCGTGTTGGGACACTTCGACAGGTGTCATAGCCTGGACAGTGAGACGCTTCCATCCACGCACGTCGCGAATGCCTTCGATCATCTCGCTCACAACACGCTCCAGTTGACGCTCACGACCCTTGACAGTGGTGCACTTGCCACACTTGCGGAACAGTTCGCTCACAGTGCTGTCTTCGTTGGTGATGAAGATGTGGTAGTGTGTGTGCTTGACTTGGGTGACTGCCATTGGGTGCCTTGCTGATGTACTTATTATAGCGTGTGGAGTGGATCAGACCATACGGACTGTGACACTATGAGTACCGTCCTTATCCAGCTGACGGCAGAGCAATTCGGAATGTATGCTACGTGCCAACTGCTGGTCAAGCGTCTCGTAGCACACTTCACCCTCTTCAGGAGTGACAGCATTGATCTGATAGTAGGAACCGATCATCAGTAGAGTTCTCCGTCTTTAGCTTTGGGGAAGGAATGCACAATCTCCACAATAGTCTGAACCATCTCACCTTGCGCATCTGCTGGCAGTGCGGTGACATAGAGCAGACCGAGACCGCAGATGAAGGTTGATAGCAACCAAGATTTGCGCATCAGTGGGTTTCTTGCGTATGTACCTATTATAATGCCCCCATCACGAAGTGACAGGGGCTCTGTGCCAGCTCTTTAACTGAACACTGGTAGGACATCGATGCACGTTATAGTGGGATCCTTAGCAAGGTTCTCCATAAGGTGCTCAACAGACTCAAGATCATATAATACCACTGATTGGCGAGCGGTAAATCCACTTTTTTTCTTCGGTTGTCTCCACTGTACGCTCCACTTCATTGATTTTAGTGATGTAATTGTTTGTATAGGACCACCTCTGACCTGTCGTACCCCAACGAATCCACGAAAAAGATGCGTCTTGATACTGTTGGAGCGGAAGTCCTGGTGTGTTGAACACGGAACGCACTAACGTATAGTCATATTCATTGACTAGGTAGCGCATTTGTCCTTCAACAGTGCTGGGATCACACCCATAATTGCTACAGAATGTACCAAGACCCTTGATACGTCCCGCAGATGTCCACTGAAGAAGACCAAATCCTCCGCTCGTGTTCTTATAGCAGTCCATATAGGATACTGCTAGCGTAGGAAAGTAACCCTCACACGCTAGCGGGTTGAATTGTGATTCTTGTTTAATGTTACCAAGAATAACAGCAGCTGCATTTTTATCTGTGACGCCATCTTCTTGTAGGACATTTAAAACGGTGTTTTCAACAGGACTGCAAAGGGCACAAACAAGGGCAATTGGTGCAAGGGGACTAGTCATAGGTTCTAGGGGTGTTGTAGGGGATTATAGAGGGGTCTCACGAGACCTGCTCGAAGTCTTCAATCTGATCTACACTCACACGATGCTCACCAGCAATCATATAATAATGATTAGGGGTGCCATTCTCTTGCTCTTGTATACCAAGATACTTGAGTTCAGAGTCTTCAAAGTTGTGCTCACGCATTACAGCTTGTATCTTGAGATGCAAGAGTTCGTTCTTCTGAGGTACCAACATAGACCTTGTGCAATTGTGTAAGTGAAGTGATCTTTTTTTCGGGATGTACCACGCATTCCTTCCATTTATAACGTGGTACGACTACACACGTAATGTTATAGGGACAGCGTGCAAATTCATCTTGGAGCTCACATTTGATGGTGACGGTGATGTAATCATCATCCACAAACCATACCATACCACTGATGTTACAGTGGGGGACATCTAACCAGTCTCCAATCTCAAACATCAGCTGTGAATAGGTGCAGTGATAGTATCTTTGACATAACAGCTCTTACCTGTCAACCATTTAGGATACTCTGCATCTTCCATTGCAAGTAGACATTGCATCTGATTGTCAAAATAGTATACATCGTGCCAATGGTTACTATATTCTCTCTTCTCTTGCAGACGATAGTCAGGCTCACCATTCTCTAGTGTGCCACACGAGACAAAGCGGAAACCGTCACGCTCAAGGATGGTTTTGGTCACAATACGTGCAATCATTGGATCAAGGGATAGTTTAATAGAAAATAGTTTGAATGTCAACGATACAGGTAACCACCTGCCCAGTCACAATTCTCAAACAACCACTCACGCTCGGTGATGATTAAGAGATTAAAGCGCACACCCTTAGCAGGTGCTTTGTATGATGCTGGCTTGTATACTTCACCTGTCTTCTTGTCAATGAATGCGTGCACTGATTCAGTTTGACCATTGACGCACTGCATCACTTTGTGATACTTACGACCAGAAGAGATCAACGCATAAGAATAGTTCTGACCATTAGGATGTGAACGCTGATGAGACTGTTGCAGTGCATCGCACAACATCAAACCATACTTAGTGACGTTGAGTTGGTTGGTGTTGCGAGCATCTTGTGCTGCGCAGTATGTAGCGAAGTCAGTGGTCATTGCGTTGTCCCTCGATTACCTTTGTATTATACAGCTGATGGGTGGTCAGTCATCGGTGTCTGTGCCACCTTCTGAACTGGTCACCTTGCCGTAGTCTAGCTCAGCATCGTAGGCAGAATTGAATGCATCACACAAAAACTTGAGTGAGGGATCCTCTTGTGGTTTTGGTACAGCACCACGCTTACGGAGCTGTCTCCACGTCTGTGCAGGTTTGTGAGCACGCTGAGCACGGTAGAAGGGTTCAAGAGCAGCAGCATCCTTGACGCTGAGTGTGTGGCGAGGAGGGAGGGTGCCTTGTGTCACAGGTCAATTGCGAATGATCATAGTATACAACAAAAAACCCCCGCCAGTGGCAGGGGTGGACAGTTCACGAATCGGCACTAATTAATTTGTTTAGGATGGAATCGCTGTATCGTAGTTGAACTGTACGAAACACCTCACGCTTTTGCATATCAGTAGATTCACTAAACTTCAATGCAACCATCTGTTCAGAGAACATAGTACGATAGGTTCGGATCATCTCTTTAAGATGACCCCGCTCCTCCAACGTGAGAGAAATCTCACGACATTGCATCATATCTTCGGTTGGTTGAGGAATAGAATGTGCGCCCATTTACTTTTTTAGCAACGCACACATTATATCACGACTGCTTGTATTGTTGCAAGTCTTTTGTGCGAACCGTGAATGTTCCTTCGTTATCCACATTAGCTACGGTGTTACCAGCATACGTTGACCACGATCCATTTGCACTGGTGCTACCCCAGTAGAATCTAGTCCCATCATAGTATGATGCTGTGCCAAGTTGATCCAGTTCGATAGAAAACAGAGCTTTACCTGTGATTGTGAGTGAGAAGTCAGTTGCATCCCAATATACAAACTGCGAACCAACCTCGGTGTATGCACTATCTTTATTAGACATATCCAAGGGCAACTTAGCAGTCAAGATCTGACGATCATTGGGAGTACCAGAGTTAGCACAGGTTGATGCAACCATCAATGTACCATATTGTGGTCCAAGTACAGCAATACCACCTGGTTGAGTGATACCAGACGTACTGATCTTACCTGCTCGTGTGATGTTAGCAGCATCAGGTGTTCTTCTGTATCCATTAGTACGCTCAGGCAGTGATGCAGTAGTTAACTCCAACACATATGAGTCAAGCTGAGAGAACTGATTGGTGACAGACAATGCTGCAAACAATCTATCTTGATACGAACCTCTAGTGTAGAACGTGCTAACAGCATCAGTCTGGATAGTAGACTCACTATCTCTCTTGTCATCACGTGAACCACTGTTATCATCCAATTGCTGGATTCCAGGAGTTTCCACAAATCCAAAGCGCAAGTCTTTAACGATGTCAGCACCATTACCATTGTTAATAACAAACGATGTTGAGCTGTGAGGACCATCATTATGTGACTTAGAACCACCAGCGCGTCTTCTAATATTACCAACAATCACAACAGCATTGGTGTCACCTGCTTGAGTTTCATCACCACCAACAGCAAACTTAAGACCGAAATCATTGAGCTGTTTATCATAATCATCAACACCCTTGCTGAATGCAAATGTCGAGAGTCTTAGATCATCACCAACAATGTATGCCCAGTTCTCACTAGCAGTTGTAACAGGAGTAATTCCATTCCATTTAGTTACACCGTACATACCACGTGTGGTTGTACCTGTACTGTCGTAAGTCTTACCTGCGTAACCAACATACAAGCGGTTGCCATCAGTACTATTGACTTGAGTAACATCGATGCCAAACACACCATCAACAGCGTTACCTGATTGAGCACCACCCAGTAGAATAGTTCCACTGCTGTTACCCATACCAACAACAGTAGCACCACCTGAACCAGTAATACTGAGAGGAATAGAAGCTATAGCTCCATACTGTGTATTAGTACCACTAGAGGTTCGTGAGTAATGACCACCAATAAACAATACTGCAGTATTAGATGTATCTAAAGTGACAGCACAAGCGTGAATCTGGAAGTTCTCTGTTGCTGTGTCGAGTGTGGTAGCATCAGAATTGACATACTGATAATCCCACTGGAATGTCATATCCTTATTGTAACAAGTGATATAACCACAACCAAAGTTGTTGCTGTTAGTTGTATCAGCAGTCCAACCAACTGTATAGATGTTACCAACTTCATCCACACATACATCTTTAGGGTAAGTGTTAAAGCCCGTGTCATAGATACGAGACTCAACACCACCAGTAGGAGTGTGACGAGTTAGCAATTGCTTGCGCAGTCCAGTGTTACCATCCCAATACTGAGATACAGATACCATTGCATTGAAATTCTCTTGCTTAGATATCTCTTGTATATCACCTAGAACACCAGCAGCATTAGACTTGGCGTAACTAGAAACATCGAAGTCTGTCTTTGCATTGTCAGTGTTAACTGTCTGGTCAACATAAACATATGCACCACAAGACTTCTGTACTTCAATTGCACTAGTCTCTGTAGTCTCTTCATATGTTTGTAAGAAGATGTTAGAAGAGCTTCTACGATCAGCACGATCCCATTGTCTATTGGAAGTGCTATCAATCTGCAGGTTAGTTGTTGGTCCCTGCCATAAGAATCTACCAGCATATGTACCATTATCCAATGTCACTAATCTAGCACCAGATGCCATCCAAGCATTGTAATTTCCTTGTGTACTTACGTTGCCAAGACTTGTGGGGTTAGTTGCATTGCTTGCGTGTGTATTCCACAGAGCACAACATCTTAGCAGCTTATATGTTTCAAGGTTAGTAGCATTAGTGATGGTAGTATCATACTTTGTTTCTTCCCAACATCTAACAGTACTAGCAGGAGTATATGAGAATCTTCTAGTTACGTTATGCTCCGCATCTTCGACAAGGATAGGACCAATCAGGTCACCATTGTGAGGCAGCTTGAGGATTACATTATCAATGTAGTTACCAACTGTACCTATCATTCTATCACTGAACGTACGAGCAGTGAGAATCATATTGTTGAACGCATCAAAGTTAATGCTATCCAACAACACACCACCATCAGTTAGTGGTTCGTACTCATACTTAGGTTTCTCAGTTGGACTTGAGACTACATCTTTCAGCCCTCTAACTTCTCTGATGTAATCAATAGTTCCATCAAATTTGATTTTTGCAACAAATCCAAAGTAACTAAGTTTGTTAGTATATGTACTTCCTGAAGGACCGTGGTTTGATAAAACTACGTTTCCTACGTAATAGATACCATTTGCAAAAACCTTACTATCAGCAAAGTGGATATCTGCAGTGAATGCAGTGCCTCTATCATTAGTACTACCATTGTTAAAGTAGTTGTTCATATCCCTAATGCTAGAATTAGGAACTGCAAAGAATGTTCTTACCCAATCAATTGCATTGGTGCCAATGTTCTTCTTATTCAGCTGAATAAGGTTAGAGTGACGACCTATCTGTACACGAGTAGACTGTGGTTGATTATCTCTACTAGCGGTATATCTACCAAGAATAACGTTTGGTGCTGGAGTTAGACCACCAGTGGAAACATATTCGTAAACTGTACCTTCTGATGTAGGCTCTGGTTCAACCTTACAAACTTTGACTGGTGCAGTACCATCCTTAGCATACCAAGTAAAATCAAAGTCATCATTATCCCAGTCAACACGCATAAATGCGCCAGTGTTGCCAGTGTTAATGTTATCAGTGGTAGTACCAGTATCAAATAGTCCGAGATAATTAGAAGCAGTTTGGTTCTTATATAATTCTTCTTTGTTAGTTCCAGTCCAAGGAATCAACAACTTACCATCTTTATCAAGGGTGATCTTTGCATTCTGATCCCACCCACCAGGATACACTAATTCTTTCGCTTGCACAGCTACCCCATTGAAGGGAATCTGAAGTGCTTGCAATGTACTACGAGACTTTGATAGATCTGTAGTGGTAGCATTACCTGCTACTAGGATATAAAATTTCTCATTGGCAATATCAATTGCAATGTTTGATGTTGATTGTGGACGCCCACCAAATGCAGGACCGTCAAGTGAGAATGCTTCATAGCTTTCTTCACCACCAAATGCATATCCAAGATTAACTAGGTTATCAGTTGTAGGATTAACAAAGTTACTCTGAGAGTCGTGCATCGTATCCTGTTGAGGATGACGAGGTTCGCTTGATTCAAATCCAGTACCACGATATGATCTTACCTTAGTAATCTTAAGATCAGGTGCACCCATCTTGGCAGTACACATCTCACTGCTAGTATCATTTCTATTCTCAAACACATTAGCGTGTTCAAAATTATTTGATACGTTGAGATTATTGATTGATGCAGGATATGTTGCAGAGTTAGATGAATTCCAGATGTTCTCCCATACTCTGTTACCAGCAGAGCTGATCTTCATAATATGATAGGTCGCATCATTGGTGGAGTCATTCCACCCAACGTTGGAATAATTAAAACGCTTTAAGTTATAGTTATTGACACCGTTCTCATTTGTGGTCACCATAAAACAGACAAAGATACTATTGTCTGTTGTGTTACAAGCTAAAGCACAGGGATATACATTATTGGCAGATGAAAATGTATACTGCCAAGAAACAGCACCAATAGCACCAATCTTGGCAACTACAGTGTTGTATAAACCAGTAAGAGTATTTCTTTCTCCATTAACAGTGTACACCTCACCAGATGATGAGGTGGCGACATCATACATTCCAGATGGTTGTCTATAACTGGAATTATCGTGTGTGTCGCGCTTTGCTTCTACAAGGGTATAGAAATTTCCGCCGCCACCAGACGACATCATCCCTTTAGCTGCGAATAAAGGCATTTATCAGAACTCCTGACCAGATGTGAACCCGTAGTAAACAGTACCGCCGTTAAATGTGGTAAAGAGGAAAATGTCAGTCGCGTTAGGGTTAGATGAAACAGTAGGAACCACTGCACCTGCCCATTTAACAGTTCTGCCAACAAATGTACTTAGATCAACAGTTCTACCGCCAGTACTATCTTGTGTCAACACAAGAACAAAGCTGGTAGATGCACCTGCTTGCTCTCCAGTAACCTGGAAAGTGGTAATATCCTCAGTAAGACTAACTGTATGGATAGCAGACTGAGACAGGTCAATAGAAACATTGCCTGTGCCAATTGAATCTAGAACGACAGTTTCAGAATAAGATGCGACGTGAACTCTAGCAGGATTTGATCCAACCAAATGAGTGAAGTAATCAGCACTTTCATCCCATACTACTTTAGAGTTTAGTGACGTGCCTCGCTCAACTTCGACACCAGCAACACCATCAGCGTGAGTAACACCAGCTCCAGTCTCACCACTGTTCAGAACAATTGTGTTGTCTGCAATTGTTGTGTTAGTGGTATCAACTGTTGTAGTTGTTCCACTGACAGTGAGATTACCTGTAATAGTGGCATTGGGTGCTGTAAGTGTATCAGTCGCAGCATCATAACTGAATCCTGTTTCTCCACCAAACCCAGTGCCAGATTTATATTGTACTTGACCATCTGCATCACCACCTGAAGCAGACTCAGTACCACGTGCTAAGTATTCCCAGTGCGAATCAACCGCATTGTTTGTAGATGGTACGTTTCCAGTAGTGTCCGTGACACAAATATATGCAGAGGTAGTAGCACCGTCATAATAACTAACGGCATCATCTATCTCATAAGCGGTGGCACCAGCGTAAGTACCTCTCCACTTAATTTTAATCTTGCCAACATCGATTGTGAGAGCCATCTAACTCAAGGATACTTGTTCTCTTAGTTTATTTATGGGCTATTAGATTGTATAGTAGACAAAACAACGTTTGTACGTGCCTTGACAAGGGTCGCCATAAGAACCATTGTTAGAATTTACAGTAACTTCAGATACACCACCATTAGATAGTAATTGTGATCCAGAATTACATCCACCAGTGGATGCAGTTATGGTCTGAGTTGCATCTTGCTGCTGCGATGTTAATCCACTCCAACTTGCATTAGGTGTGCCATACGATTCAAATTGTTTAGCAATTAGAGTAGAACCAATCTGTCTTTGAGTGAAGTCTCTAGTTTCACCATCAATAGTAATAGTGAAACTAAATGTTGACCCAAAATCTGAAGCTCTTAAAGTATAATTATTACCCTCATTCACCTGGTTTCCTGCATATCCAAATGCTGAGGTAGTTCCAGAAAGAACTAACTCATAAGCTCCATTTGTCCCTAATGACAATCCAGGTAAGAGATTGCCATCTAAACGATATACATCAACATTCTCTGCTATAACAAAAGATACTATAGATCCAGTTGATTGTTGAGGAAGTGCCGCATTATTAGCATAATTCCAAGAAAGTGGACCCAAATTAGCTCCACCACCACCAGATCCTGCTGCAAAAATAACACCTTTTGAAAAACCAATCGGAGGACTCATTGGAAATCTAATCCTCCAACAAAACCAAGCCAAGAAAGACCATTGTTAGTAGTAGATAGAGTAACAACATCAATTCTACCTGAAGTTGTGGACATCGTAGGAATTGTACCACTTGCCCATTTAGTATTGGTTGGCCAAGCTACACTGTAACTACCGTTAGATGTCATTACCAATGTAATAGAGACAGCACGAGAGTTTTCAGGTAGAGTAACAGTCATAGAACTGATGATCTCTGTCCGTGTAATAGTAAACACAGAAGCAGTTGTTGCATCAAGATCGACTACTCCAGAAGCGATAGTAACATTACTTACAGCTTCATCAAAGCAACCATTAATTCTAATTGGAGTATTGACTTGCAATAAAGCAGAGGTCAGCATAAACTTGTTAGTACCACCCAGATCCATATTGACCGTAGGAGCACTAGTATCTGCATTAGATAAAGTAAAGACACCACCGTCATTAACCAAGGAAACTGGTTCATTTCTTAGTGAGTTTTTATGTAAATGAACACCAGATTTTTGTGCCTGTGATGTGTTTGGCATCACCTCAATGAACGTACCAAATGCATTGGTATGATCAGATCTAAAGCGAGCGACTACATCATCTGCAGTTGCAGTTGCAATTGATTTAACGTCCAATCGTACAGCAGGCACAGATGTACCAACACCAACACGATCATTGGTTGAATCAAACATCAAACCACTAGTTTTAACAGAAAATCCTGTACTAGAAGCTATAGTAGTGGCAGTGATAGTAGCAGGCAATCTTGCGTTATCAATAGTGCCACTAGTGATTTGAGGTCCACTAATATTATATGTGAGCTGATTAGCACCTTCCCAGATACTACTAGCACGGAACGTTCCCGTAACATCCAGATCATATGCAGGAGATCCTGCAGCACTACCAGTCACTGCAATCGAAGGAACTGAGAGAAGATCAGTAGCAGGATCAAATGTAAATCCAGCTTCAGCACCCAGTGCTAAACCAGATCGATACTGAACCTGATTAGATGTGGTACCACCAGGTTGCAAACCACCAGCGAGACCACCACCAGCAAATAGATTCCAGTAACCAGTGTTTACTGTACCAGTGACTGATGGTCCTTGATTTGTATGTGCAGCAACGCAAATGTAAGTACTAACGGTACTTCCGTCGTCATACCATACTAGATCATCAACCACATAGTCTGTGGAAGATGACCAGTTGCCTTGCCAAGTAAGTTTAATCTTACCAACGTCGATGAAAAATTCTGCCATTTATCTTACTGTGACGACAAGATGCCCACTACTATCTATATTGAATTCCAGACCGCTTGGTGCGAAGAACTGGTGTGTATTCAAATTAGATGAATATTCGGCATAAGAAACGTTTGTTTGTCTACCAGCATATACAATTGTTAAGTTTGTATCACCTGGTTGAGGTTTGCGAATGATGTAATAATCACCAGCATCACCAGACTCTTTCCAGTTTGCACCGTTATAAGTCTTGAATGTACTTTGAGCAGTATTATAGAATACTTGACCCACTGTGGGTGCTGCAGGATCAACAGCACCACTGATATCAATCTTAGGTGATGTTACAGCGCCATTATCAAGTTTAGATGTCTCTACAGCACTGTCACGCATTGTAGCTGCAGTAACTGCTTGAGATCCAGGGGTTTGATTCAATTTAGGTTCAGTTACAGCTCCATTTTGGAGGTTATCTGTAATAATACCACCCTGAGCAATTTTAGCTGCAGTGACAGCATCATCTGCAAGTTTTGGTGTCGTTACACTTAGGTTAATGATCTTATTGGTTGACACCGAAAGATCATCTAGTGTGTCTGTCTGGACTCTTGTGAAGTCTTGCAGCGTACCAGTTGCGGTTGAAGGCGACTGGAATACATACCCTGCTGAATAAGCAGAGTAGATGCTGCTATTATAATAACGAACCCTAACGTAATAGTTAGTGGAAGGACGAATAGAGTCAAGAGGAATTGGGAATGTAGTTTTGTTTGTATTATCTTCTGTTGCAACGATCACTAGATTGGCGAAAGCTGCATCAGTTGCAACTTGCCAGTCACTATTAATGTGTGATTGTGTCGTTGATTGTGTAGCAACAAATGGTGATGTAACCACGTCTAGTCTATCGTAGATAGTAGATTCAATAACACTACTAACAAACGGACACTGTATTTCTCCAGGAACAGCAACAGTATTAAACTGTACAGGTTCTGACCATTCAGAATACCAATACTGTGCCTGCAAGTCAACATACTCGTAACGAACACGTACAAAGTATGTCTTAGCTTCTTCTAGGATACCTAAAGAAAGAGTGAGACTTGTCTTATTGTTAATGTCATTCTGTGCTCTATGTACAAGACCACTAGTATTATCAATCTGTGGTGATGGTGCACCAGATGCTCCAGGTGCACTGCCTGAGCTGCTACCAAATGTAGGAGAAAATGCAACTTCCCAGGTACTTGATACGTGAGTAGCACCATTACTACCAGTAAATCCACTGGATGTAATTGTAGGTGTAATGATTACATTAGAAGCATCAGCTACAGGAGAAAGAATAGCAGGACGATTAATCTTAGGGTTAACATTAATCTGAGTGTCAGTATAGAATGATACTGGACTACTATAACTTGAGTACGTACCCAGGTTATCCTTATATCTTATTCTCACATAATATAGATTATTATATGAAAGAGTTTGTGGAGTATATTGCGTCAGACTTGAGGGTGAATCGATCAGCTCCTCAACTATAGTAGTAAAGAGAAGATCGCTAGCGATCTGCCAATCAGTTCTAGTGTGAGTATTACCACCAACAAATGCAGATGATGTAATAACAGGAATCAATGGGGTTGGAGAAGAGATAGTAACAACAGGTGTTTCAATTGGAAGACCCGTGTTAAATTCTGCTACCTGTGACCAGTTAGAAATCTCAGATGCATCATCGCGATGTCTAACACGAACATAATAGAACGTGTCAGATACTAACGTAGCAGCTGGAATTGTCAGACTATTTAAGTTGACAGTATCATTCTGATTGTAAACTAATGATGCTGATGAGAAGGTATCCGATGTGGCGACTTGCCAGTCTGTCGAGTCGTGAGTACCAACTCCAGCTTCCCCAAAGAACGTTGTAGCGTTCAATGTGGGAGTTAGGGAAGATGGTGACGGAATGCTTCCCAACGCTGGTGGGTAAATTAATGCCATTTTGCTTGTTTGCTATACTTTAATTTATGCGCAAGTGGGGTTACAATCGCCTAGGTAAGAGAACAGAACTGGCCACGGAGCAGGGATCTGGAAGTCCAATGCTCTAGGTGCAATTCCATCAGTTACCTTAATTTGTGCAACACCTTCCATACCGATGATCGGTTGTTCACCGTGACCACGGTCGCGGAGGGGTTTAATGAAGTTACAGAAGTAATCATTAGATGGTGTAATGCAAGCACCGTTAGAGGTGTATGCAAAATCATAAGTGTGGTCCTGGCAAGGATCAGCAACTGCCACAAGGTTAATCAAGTCAACCAAATCGAATGGAGACTCAACCAGCTCCACCCACAATGTGTAGACCTTTTGAGTACCACGTGCAGGGAAGATAGCAGGTTGAATGTCATTCTTAACAGAGAAGTCAACAGGAAGGTTGACGTTAGTGTCACCACGGAAAGGACACTCGCGAAGTACTCCAGTTGCCGCGGCCAATTGACCACTATAAGTAGAGAAGTCGCCAGTATTAACAATCGTAGGAGCGTTAGCGTGGGCAGGATTATTTGTAGTGTAAACAGTTCTAGTACCACTATCAACGTTTTCCATATAAGGGAACTCATTGATCAGACGCAATCTCCAGGTAAACTGACCAGCATCGATTGTGTAAGAGACCGTCACATCTTGTGACTGGTTGTTACTCACAGTCAGATTCTGTGCACCTTTGTAGTAATCTTGTACTTGCAAGGTGTTGATGTCAATGTAAGGCAGTGCACTCAAAGGTGCAGGACCCACGTCAATAACGAAAGAGCGAACTAAGACGTTACCAAAGTAATCGCCACAAGTCAGAGTAGTATCAACGAAGCCTTGATCGTGACGCAGATAACCATTAGAAACGGTACCAGTCCAACCATTAGCATACTCATACCACCACATACCCATTTCAGGTGGGTTAGCAATAGCACTGATTTCGTTCGACACAGAAGATAATGCATCGCCATTACCAACCACAACTTGATAAGCATACGGGTCATTTACACCACTTGGGATGCCCTTACAAGGAAGGTCAGTAACACGAAGCACAGTACCATCGTTTGCCAACGGAGGCTGTAGTTGTGAAGAAGATTGAACAGGAATTTCAATCTGAGGACCACCATAGTTCACACGAAGTGGGAAGTCTTCATCGAATGAAACGTAGTTCGCTTCGTAGATGCTAGCACCATCGAGAACACAAGAAGAATGATATGCAGTAGTATTGTTACCGTAATCTCTCCTGGATCTATAATGTGGTGACTTGAGAGGAACATAAGTAGAACTGGTGTTAGCAACAGTGTCCCAGTTATAGGACTTAACGCCAGTAGAAGTATCATAACTATAAAGCTTTCTGTACCAGTTGAACTCGATGTTTTGGTCAGTACAAACAAGATTCACTGGGTAACGACCATCCTTAGGGGATTTGTTACTAGACTGATACGGTAACGTGTTAGGGAAGTGTGTTAAAGCACCATACTCAGTCACAACAGAGTAAGAACTCGAAGTGATTGATGTAGCGCCAGATTCCATTGTCAGCAGAGGTTGTGCAGGAACTGCAGGGATATTAGTAAGACCAAGCTGTAACGTATTGGAAAGCAATGCATTGAATACGCTGGTGAAATCAAGGTGCTGTGTAGCAAATGTAGTACCACCTGCCTGACCGAAGTAGAAGACAGAACCAGCTTGAGCTTCATCAACGATAAGATCGACCCAAGCACCTGGTGTGCCAGGAGTACCGTAACGTCTAACGTTAGTGCCAATGTATGCACTACCAGTAGCAGATTCTCTCAGTTCTAGGTTCTTACCAACCCAGGAAGCATCGCTAATATCAAAGCGATACGTAGCACCTTTGGGTACTTCAAACACAGTAGAACCAGACTCGTTAATGACAGTAGCATAGTCATTACCAGTAGCAACTAGATTGAATGTCAAGCGATAACGCATCTTGAGGCGGAAGAAATCTTGATCATAATTCCACCATTTGTTAACAATGAGGAAAGAGATTGCAATTTCGTGTCCTGTGACATCTTCAAAAGTCTCATTGTAAGAGTAGAATTGATCTCTCGCTGCCAAATTATTCTCGAACCAATCGCCTTCTTCAATCTGACAAGATTGACCAGCAGCAACAGGACCAGTAGAATACTCGTTAATGTTATGCCATATGAAACCTGCACCTTTATCTCCCCAAATTTGCCACTGAGGAAGATAATCAAATTGAGTATTTTCATAACCAGTTTGATATGCAAGAACACTGAATGACTTATAGCTCAGAGGACGTGAATACCACTTATTCTCTTCCCAGATAAGATCATCATTAGGTTGTCCGTCTTTCTTAGTGACAGTCAAGTAATCAATTGTTCTCGAAGCACCACCAGTCTTCAGCGCAACATTCTGTACTGTAACAGTAGTGTTAGTAAGCTGAATAGTATACTCTTGAGTCTGACCAGAAATATTTTCTTCTACAGTCAGTGTCAAGTCAAGGGTTGTGTTGTTGATCAACGTACCACTCAAGACACCAGTTTCGGTATCGAATGCAAGACCAGTACCAACAATAGAATCACCAGTCAGTGAATAATCTCTATCGAGAATTGTCTCTGCAGCATATGTTCTTAAGAAAGAAACACCAAGCTGAAGGTTGATAACATCACCGATGTTAAATGTACCCAAAGCACCTGCAGGTGTGTACCACGTGGTCAACAGGTTGATATAAGGAGAGAACAGACCGCGAACATAACCGCCATCAACACCCTTATCTGTAGGAAGGTAAACGATCTCATCACCTTCACCATTTCCAGCATCTTCTTGAGCTTCAGTCTGGAAATATAGTTTGTTGCCAACAGGATTTTCATCCATCCAGCGTTGGATACCATCAGCACGTTGATGAGTACCGTTCAAATTAGCAATCTTGATCAGATTGCCACCAGTTTCAGACTGAACACCAGTAAACTGAGCAGCATCAGGTTCAATTGTAATTCTGCTGTTAGCAGTATCAACATCAGTAATGGTTTGCCAGTATCTCTGAAGCACGTTGAATTGCACACCACCAATGTCATAGACATAGGAGGATCCTTCTACAGCATTACCACCAGGATAGACAGGATCTGAGTAGAAGTAGTCACCCATTATGTAAGGATATGCAGGAGCTCCATTCTGATCTTCAGTGATGAAGTAAGCATAGGTTCCATTCGGATAGTCAGGTGTCACACAGTAGCGACCATTTCTGCTATCAACGTCACCGATGATAATACGCTCACCCATATTAGAGTGATTGTAGCAGAAGTAGTACAACACGTGGGGAGCATTTGATGCAGGAGTATACTCAATGCTTCTCAAAGTAGCAGTGTCAAATCCTGCGACATATTCAGAATATGTTACTACAACATCTTCCAACTTGTACACAACACCGATTGTATAAACAGCGTTAACATCACCAGGAGACGATCCTGCAACGTGCCAACCTTGTGCTTGAGCATCACCATTAGTTGATAGCAGCATCATATGGCTGGTATTTGAACTATCAGAAAGGTTAAAGGTATACTTTCTACCTTTCTTAAAGTTAAATGATGGTTTCTCAGCAGAACCACTTAATGTTCCACCAGAGATATAATAGCGACCACCACTACCACTAACAGTAGCAGCTGCAGCTTGAACATTGTAAGTAATGTCAGTAATATTATCTTCTTCGCTACCACCTTGGAATTCAAAGTCTTCGTTAAAAGATCCAATAGGATAGGTTGTTTTGTCTGGACGTGATCCAAACATATCAGGAACTCTATTCTCTAGTTTCGGCAGATATGCAGGCTTCATACGAATAACCGCACTGCTATTGTCATCACGATCAGAATAACCGTAAGGACCATAGATTGGATAACCGTCAAATGTCATACCAAGAATCTTGGAGTGACCGTTAGTATGACGCTTGTAATCACCCTGAACATTGCTGTTCACGACAGATTGATTACCCATACGTGGATGATTCACACAGACATAATACAGCAATGCAGGAGAGTTTTGAGGAACAACGATTGTAACCGTACGAGTAGTAGCACTATTGAAGCTATTGCTGAAAGTAACAGCATCAACTGCAGCACCATCCAATCTGTAAGTAACACCATCGCTATAACGAACACCACCATTATGAATACCATCATCAGTGGTGGAGAAGTACATCGGGTGATTATCATTAGAAGAATCACTTAGATCAAAGATGTAAGTGTTACCTCTAGTGAAGTCCAGTTGTGGAGCTTCAACGTTAACGGTGTACGTATCACCACGGAGTACATAGTTATTAAGACTACCTTGATTGTAGTAAGGAGCTGATGCTGACTTAGTATCAGTGGTAATAATATAGTTAACAGTACGATATCCTAGATCGTAGTAAGATTGAGACAGATAGTTAGAACCAGAAACAGCAACGGTGCCGTATGCACTCAACAGTTTGCTTGAGTTATAACCATAAACGTTAGCAGCACTTGGATAACCACCATAAGAGTCTTCACCCACGAGGTTACCATTAGTAACTGTATTGTATGTCCAACCAGGAGTAGGACCATTCTCGAAGGAATAGTGATACAGGAATGTACCAGTAGTAGTAATACCGAAAGCATTTACACTGCGTAAAGGCTTCATCTCTACCAAGCTGGCAGATGCATAGTTAGTACCACCTCTCCAGTTAAAGTTCTGGTTAAAGGATTGCTTATCAATACTATTTGGGTTACCTGCAGTAATAGCAATCTGTGCAACAGATGTTGCTTGCACACCACCACTAACGTTTGGAGGATTAATAGTAACAGTAGGAGAAGTTGTGTATCCAGAACCCTGTTCAATCAAGTTAAGACCAGAAACATAACCATCTAGCACTGAGATATTAGGAGATGCTACTGTACCAACACCGCCGCCACCACTAAATGTGATGTTAGCGTAAGTATAACCAACACCTTGATCAGTTACATTAATAGTATCAACTACACCAATTTGTGTACCAATCGTACACACAGAAGATGCAGGTTGCTCAAAGATTGGGTTTTGCGGTGCAGTGTCAGCTTCAGTGACTGGTTCGCCGTAGTACCTATCTCCTAGAATATATGGGAATGCAGGATTAGCAGAAGCATCGAATGTAGTGAAGTATGCATATGTGCCGCCAGGGAATTCAGGAGTGACACAGTAGCGACCATTGCAACGATCTAAGTTGCCACCACCAAGGTACTGATAGTCTTCCACAAATGAACCCATCGGATATGCTGTAGTAGACGGAGCATAACCAACTGGTTCAGTCAGAGTAATCGTACCTGTCATTGCCTGATGATTTTCGCAGACGTAATAATAAGTTCCAGGGGCTGTAGTTGTAGTACTCCACAACAACGTAGCATTGTAGCTACCATTGTTAACAACACCAGCAACAACTTGTGCAGGGTTATAAGGTGCAGGAACTTTCTGAATCCAGAAAGGATGAGTAATTGTAGTTCCACCGCCACCACCAGCAGACTGGATAGTGATAGTACCGACCATACCGCCGTGATACTCACACTGATAATAGTAAGTACCAGCAGAACCAATACCTGGAGTCCAAGCGACAGTACCAGACTGAGTACCTTGATTACTAACACCAGAGATTTGATTGCCAGTACCAGTACCAGCTGCAGTTTTTAGATAGAATGGGTGACCAGATGCAGACACCGTGAAGTTAATAGTATCACCTTCATAGAATGTCAGACTAGGATCAGATCCACTAACGTTGCCAGTTCTATCAGAACCAGAGACAGTGTAATCGCTAAAACCACTTGCAGTAACAACTAAGTTATAAGTTGCAGGTGTACTACCACCGCCACCACCAGTAGTATAAGAAGCATTGACGTTGAACACAAGGTTGTCGCCAATGTTAGCAGCGATTGCAATATCACTACCAATTGCTTCTCCAGTAAAATCAAAGTCTAAGCTATCATCAGCAGTAACACCCCAGGTGTACGTAGATCCACTATATTGTGTCCCATCACGCTCTCCCTTAACACCCCAAGAACTTTGCATTCTTGAAAGTGTGGTGGGTGAACCAGGACTTGAATAACCAATAGGACCGTAGATTGGATAACCATCGTATGCATAACCAATCACAGGAGAGTGATGAGTTGCATTAATAATATCTGCAGTTGTATGCGAAGGAAGAGCTGCAGTGTTTGTAGTTGTAGTCACAGATGCAGCATTGCCGTATCCAGAATACAATGAGCAGTAGTAGTAGAGATTAGGGGTGTCAGGTTGAACTTGAAGATATAAACCTGTACCAGATACACCGTCACCAGGTGTACCTTGATAACGATATCCAATCTCGTATGCAACACCGCCTTGAGTATGCACACCATCCTGAGTTTCAGAGATTCTGAAAGGATAACCAGCGTTACTTACATCACTCTGATCAAAGTAATAAGTATTACCTTCAGTGAGAATGATATTAGGTGTCAGACCATTGTTAAGGTAGTACTTGTTACCACCACCAGGATCATTAATGGTTACAGTATAGGTTGTAGAAGAACCTTTCCAAGTATTAACTAAGAAATTACCTGTAATGTAGTGATACATACCAGAACCATCTACAACACCGCTACCATTATCAGCGCCAAATGCAGTAGAGTTGAAAATTTTGTTGAAGGTATATCCATCAGGACAACCAGTACCATCAGGCAAATCAACATTCAAACCGTGCGAAAGATGACGCAGTTGTACACCATTCAGCGCCATACCAATAGAAGGTTGAGCTAAAGTAGATGTAGGAGATTCATCGGAAATATTTCTACCACCACGATAAACCCAGGTATGGTTGTAAGACTGACCTGTAATAGTATTGGAGTTATTGCTATTTGGGAAAGCTCCATACAATGCAGGTTGAGGCAGGTTATCTGCAATAACCGTTAGCAATCTTGTAGTCTGATTCAGTGACGAAGAGGTAGTAGAACCACCGCCAGACACGAAAGAACTATCAGGAGCGTGGATAGTGTTACCTTGATTAGCTGCAGCAGAGATTGCAATGCCAACAGTAGGTGCCTCAGAATATCCTGATCCAGGATTAGAAATATTAACCGCACTAACGATACCATCAGTAATGACAGCTACAGCAGTAGCACCAGATCCACCACCACCAGTAAATGTAACTGCAGGAAGGTTTAGAGGATTATAACCAGAACCACCATTAGTAACCGTAACAGAATCAATACCACCACCAGTTAGAGAGATAACAGCTGTTGCAGTTGCGCCAGTACCATCACCAGCGATATCAACAGTAGGAGCTTCGGTATATCCAGCACCACTTTGATCAACGTTGATGCTTGTAATATTACCACCAGTCAGTGTGATGTCTGCGGTTGCAGTTGCACCAGTACCGCCACCACCAGTAAATGCAACAGATGGGACAATAGTATAACCAGAACCTTGATTCTGGATAGACAAGGTAGAAACATAACCAGTAGTACCACCAGAAGGGAATACACCAGCAAGACCAGGAGCAGGATCGTTATCAGTGACAAGATTCAACAATCCGCCAGCTTGATAATATGCTGCTGTCGGTGATCCATCACTACTAACCCAAACGTCAGTGATGATATCCACTGAAGGAACTGCCTCAGGGATACGGAACTGCATCTTATCACCAACAGTAGCATCGAATCTAGAGAATTCACTACCCAATGTGATAGACATTTCATTGGTGCCAGCACCAACAGCAATGTAAGTATTGATGCCATCGAGAGTAATCTCATCGATGTCATTAGTAGGATAAACGTTTACACTACCACCACCATATTCTTCACCAACAGCGGATTGCGTTCTCTCGTAATCCCAATCAATTTCTCTACGAATCCACTCTTTAGCAAGTTTAGGAACAGATTTGCCTTCATATGTTGCTCTGTTCTCATATCCTTTCTTGCCCAAATACTGCGCGATAACGCCAGCAGTCAGAGGACCAGAGAATGAAGTACCACGAATATAAGCATAATAAATGGAACCAACAGAGCTGTAAGAACTGTTGGTGTTCCAATAATACTGAGGGCAGTAAATTGATTCTCCAGGACCACTGGTGGTAACACCAGTACCATAGTTTGAGAATCCTGAGAATGTATTATTATATGCCGTAGCACCGACAGAAATCTTGTCGCTAATACCCTCCATATTATATCTGTAGTCCTGAGGACCAGCAGTACGAGGACCAGGATTAAACTTAGCTTGGAATCCACCGTACTTAAAGTTATAACCGTAACCGTTACCAGCAGAGCGAACGAATACGATTCCGTTTTCTACACAAAGATTTTCATAGTCGTCCATAGCAGTGTCTGCTTCATATGAACCACTATCGAATCCAGGTTCGTTCTGAGGAACGTAACGATAGACTTCAGACGGAATAGTACCAACACCCAGAGAAGCATTGATAATAGCTGGTCTAGTACTTCCTTTATAGTTAGGATGAGCAGGATCGTTATGATTGATGATTGCTAGTAGAGCAAACACATATGTGGACAATAGACCACTACCAGCGCTGTTCTGACATTTCAGTGCATAGAATCTAGTCTTACGTGCAACACCGTGCTCCAGACCACCAATTAGAATGGCACATTGACTACCGTGACCATTGTCATCTTCGTTAGAGTTTGCCTCACCATTTACAGTGTATCCTGAATTGTATCCAGGAACTTCATAGACACGATATTCAGCCTGATTAATAGCAGTATTGTAGTCATCAGCATAATCAGGGTGGAATAGTTCAGGGTGCAAGTTAGCACCAGTAACGTTAGTAGGACGTGATGCACCACGAATACCAGTATCAATAACATAACAGTCAACACCCTCACCGTGCTCGGTGTAAGAGTACAGACCATAATTCAGTGAATTTTGTTGCTGAGTGATACGTGCAAGATACCACTTACTAAAGATTGCGACTTTACAATGATCGGTAGCATTTAAGAATCCACCGCCACGCAAACCAACTCTTGAGGTTTCGTTAGCATAAAGATAAAGCTGCTGCGGAGTTGTCTGCGAAACAGTTAGTGTTACTTCAGCACCAGTGGTACCAGGAGTAGCAGTTCTGGAGACACCAACCACATAGTTAGTACCGCCATTATGAGTACCATCAGGAGTCTCAGAGAAAGCTAAAGTATAACCAAAGTTAGAGTTATCAGAAACATCAATAACTAATTCGTGTCCAGGAAAAACATATGTCAGGTCAGGAGCTTGTGATCCGTTGATGTATAACTTAGGACCACTAGTAGTATTAACAACAGTAGCAGCGATTGAATACTGAGTACCAGAACCAACGTTATAAGGAATAACGTTGCCGTAATCGCTAGGTTTAATTTGACGTGCTAGCGCATCAATGTCTTCGTTGTCAGTTGATAAAGACTCTGCAATTGCTCTTCTATCAAAAGAACCACCTTGCACATCAACTTCTTCTAATCCATATGTCTGTGAATCATCAGTTTCTACCCCCGTTAGGTAAATTTCTCTATCCCAAACAGCTCCAATAACCTCAGGGAATTCATCTCCCTTTAATATTTGTACAAAGTTATCGTCTTTTACGTCGAAATCTAAGAATAAAGTCTTAAGACGACTCAGATCTTCGGTGTT